CCGTTCCTCCTCATCACCCTCCACATCATCACCATCGTCGTCACCGTCCTCCTCCTCTTTCTCTTCCTCTTCCTCATCACCAGAATCCTCCACGTCCAGTTGCTCATCAACCAGAGTCTTGACAATCACAACCCCCGCCTTACCCTTGTGCTTCTCAAACACCTCCTTCATCTCCTTTACACACGCCGGGCAGTAGCCCTCATCATCTAAGCAGTCTCCACAGCCCTCACCCTCACACCCGTCGGTCCAGCAACCGTAAATCTCCTCTGACTTGTGGTAGTGATTACAGTGCTCACATTGCTCCTTACCCTCCTCCTCAGCCTTTGTGTGGAACTGAATCCCCTCAATCAACATCTTCTTGAACTCTGCTTCTGTCTTTAGCAACTCATCATAGCGTATCTTAGGAATCCACACGTTCTCTGGAACCTTACCCTTTGTGCCTAAGTGGTTGGTCTTCACCTTCACCGCGTCAGTAGGCTCATCAATCGTGTTCTTCTCTTTCTTTTCTGTCTTAGCCTTGACGGGCTTATCACCGGCTGGTTTCTCAGCCCCCTTAGGAACAAAGGGTGCCTTGTTCTCACGCTTGACCTCATACCACAGCCACCACGAATCACGGTTGTCGCCCTTTGTTTTTTGAATGATTTCAGTGCCGTTACAGAGCGTGTGCTTGATAGGGCGGTGCTTACCGTCGTCAGCCATCAACTCTGATGAGGCACAATACGTCGTGCCCTTCTTCTCCACAGCCCAAGGGTAGGTTATCTTATCACCGATAGAAGGCATTTGTGCTTATTAATAACTTTCTTTGAGTTATCTTTGAGACGGACAGAAGGGGGCGACCTCATTTCAATTTTTTGTGATGCGGCTCAGACCTTACATACAAATCCATAGTATGGAATCATATATATATATAACAACCGCCTTACTTAGTTAGCGGTGTATTCACAAGAACACTATCAATCGTTATGGACTTCTGTAGTGGCTTCACTGATATTACACTTCCAGAACAGTCCGTTATGCTATGATAGTTGAACTTGCTACAGAAGGCACACAGATTTTTTTCAGCGTTGTGGGGACACCACACTGGTGCTTTTACGTTTAATGGTGGGGCTACTTGAGTAATTGTCGGGATATATCTAATATCGTTCATTTATCAGTGTGGATATTTTAAAAACGGGCGACAAACCAGTTAAAAACCGCAGAACCACCACCAGTAAAAACTACGGTAACGGTATCAGTTCCGGGGGTTGCTGTAAAACCAACTGGACCAACGGTATTAGACTCCATAGTGACGTGTACAACAGATGAACCAGTAATACCGGGGATTGCTATTCCACTACCGGTTACTATGGCTGTAGATTTACCCGCTTGAACTGATGGGTGCTGAATAGACCTATCTGGAACAAAGCGTAATAGGGTTCCGTCGTATGCGAACTGACCGCCAGACCCACTATCAGTAAAGTTTAAGAAAACATTACCTTGGTTCAGAAAAAGACCAAGTGAGTTTTCATCCACCCCCGCTTGATTGTCAGTGAAAATCATAGCACGTGTTCCACCACCAGAAGTGGGGCAGTTAAACGTGTAAGTTCCGGGTTCCGTTGGTGTTCCAAAAAACAATGCCGAACCAGCCACGGGGTTAATATTCGCTACTCTTAAGGGCTTTGTCAGTCCAAATTCACCGGTTCCTGCTTGGGCAGCACCCTCAAATGTCATATTACCGCTTACACCAGTGTCAGTAAAAACAAGTGATGTGGAAGTCTGGTCGTTAAAAATACCAAGGGAGTTCTCAGCAACCCCAGTGTTACCATCAGTAAAATAGCAAGTGCGAACACCACCACCGGCTGGCTGAGTCACAGTGAGAGTTCCATTTACTTGACTATTGCCCTGAACGGTGGTAGCACCAGAGATGAGAGCACCTTGAAGCACAGTTGGGGCAGCACCGGGGCGACCACCGGGGGCGTTCAATGATGCGTTCGCTCCAAGAAGTTGAGAGGACATCCTATTATACCTATTAAAAACATTTTTTATTAGGTTTAACAAAAATAGACTGTAAAATCACTTACATAAGCCGGGACTGGATACCCTTGCGACCACCGCTCATTCCCATCGCACCACCACTCATAGCACCAGCACCACTGCTCTTACCAGCACCTACCGCCGGGGCTGAGGGAGACATCACAGCACGAGCCTTAGACATTGCGTTAGCAAGGGCACCGCCGATTCCAGCACCAACCATACGCTGTAGCATAGATGTGGTTCCCTCTGGAGCAAGGGGGGCTGAGATGATGTCTTGTTCGGACAACACACCCTTGATTATTCTGCTGGAACCACGGATAGACTCAAAAAAGCCACTGTTAGCCGTGATTACAAATAGGCGGGGTGTCTGGGGGTTAGAAGAGGTGTTCTTAACCGTGAGGCTGAACTGGAAGGTGAAGTTACCCACAAGGGAGGGGGCTTGTCCGGTCTGTAGGGTCACGTCCTGAGAAGGCTTCAATACAAGAAGGGAGCCTTGTGTGGGGACAGCACCACCGCCATAAGCACCGTTGATGGTTGCGTTAGGGGCAGACCTTACGCCGTGAGCCTGACCGGACCAAGTAGCGTAGTCCATATCCAAGCCGTTCTTTACACTCATTGCGTATAACTGCTCCGTGGTCACACTGGATAGGAGACCGGAGAAGTTGTCAAAATTGACTGTTAGGGGGTTATTTACACCGTCCAGACGAGAAGCAAGGGGCATACGGAAGTCAGCATCATAAGACTGAGGGAAGGGTAGGGGAACACCACCCCCATCAGTGCCGTAGGAGGAAGCAGAAGGTAGGGCATAGATGATGAAAAGGTCGGGAATCTGAGGTAGGGTAATAGTCTGAGAAATCAACTGCTGAGTAGCACCGGGCTGAATAGGGGATCCAGAATACTGAGTGATGTAACGGGGGAACTCCATATAGGGCACTACACTCTTAGGGGGTAGGGGAACGTCTAAACTGGGGGTCAAAAAGGTCACATTGACTTGAGAGTTAGTGTAGGGGTTAGACACGTTAGCGTTGTATGTGATACTTGCTACTGGAATGTTGCGTCCATACGCCGGGCAAGAGCGGACTAGACGGCTGGGTGTCTGTAAGTTCATAATCAACTGAATGTTGTTGATACCGAACAAGCCGGTGTCCCATTCGTGACAGTCGCTGAAAACAAAAGGAGAGAGAACCAGTTTCTCAGTGGAAGTCCATTGGAAATAGACGGCGAAGGCTGTGGCGTTGTTAGCGGTCCAAGCAGCCAAAGTCTCAGCACTTGCTACGGGCTGGTTATCAACAAAGCCATAAGAAAGAGCGGGAATGTTAGCGGTGGTCACGGGGGCTGAGCCGTCAGCAAGGGTGAAGCGGAGACCGGGGAAGGAACCGTTAGGAACCTCAGCGTAGTCAGAAGAGTTCTCATAACCAGCAAGGGGGTTATTGACGGCACCGGCTGCGTCAGTGTAGTTCTGATACTTGTCAAGCATAGTGGGGCAAGTTCTCTGTAGGCGATTCTTCTTGTAGTCAGTCAAGCGGAGAACCTCCTTCAACACATCGTTAGAGTTGATGACTGCTGTAGTGTCGTTAATAGTAGCAGATAGCGTGGAACAGAGAGAGTTCAAAGGGAAAGCACACAAAGAGAAATCACGCCCAGCAACTACAAGGCTCTGACCGACAACCGGGGCTTGGCTGAGGACTACATCAAATCTCATTGACACTGTGGAAGACCACTCCATACCCCTATCCACAAACACGTTCTCACTGGGAACGTAAATGTTGTAGGTGTGCTGAGACGCCGTAGCACTGATGGCGTTGAAGGGGGAGTTAGTCAAACTGAGGGCACCTTTATAGACCGCATAGCGGGGGCGGGTCTGGACGATGCGTGAGTCAAAGACTGCGAGTTTCTCAATGTCAGCGGACATCTGTTATACCTAATAAAAACATTTTTTAATGGGTAAAACAATTATTAGCCGGGTTACTATTAAAAACCAGCGTCTTTCTCAACGCCAGACTGGCTGTGGGCGGTCTTCTTCCTAAACATAAACTTTAGACTCACGTTGGATTGGTTGTAAAGAGGCACGGGGTAAAGGACGTTGTCAAGGCGGTTGCGGTAAAAGATTTGAACGTCAATGTTTCTAATCTCAGTGTTTGCTGTGAAGTCAGCCAGACGGTATTCAGCCGTGGGGGCGTAGTAGATAAAGCCCCTATAGTCAATAGCACCCTTATC